AACGTAAGAAAATATACTCAAAATAGTTCTAAAATATAAAATTTTAGTAACTTTTTGAGTGAAATCAAAAAAAAAACATAACATTTGAAAAACAAATAACAAATAAAAAAATGAAAAATGAAATCAAAACAGAGGGCAGGACCATTAAAAAATGGTACACTACAAGTGAAAACGTAGACCAAGAAACAGGAGAAATAATAACAAAAAAAATATTCGAAAATGAATACTACAAAACAAAAACCGAACGAAAAATTGAAATCAACGAAAACTATGGAATCATCAAATACATTAACATTGGAAGAAACAGATATCAACAAAGACTATTCGAATGAATTCAAAACAGAAGCACTACTCGAAACACCCTTCACACTAATACAAGAAAAAGGGCTATGGTTTGGAGTAATAGGTAAACATAGAATTACAGAATACTACGACAACAAAGAAGAACTAAAAAAAGACCTAGAAAAAATTACATGGGATAGATTAATCCAAGTAATCTGGGCAGTAACAGAAAAATTAACAACTAAAGACTAAAAAAATGGCAGAAGTAACATTAGGAGGCGATAGACTCGGCTCAGGTAAAAAACAAACAGTACAATTAAGAAACTACGAAAGAAGCACACATGACTTAGGCTTCATATGGCGTAGTACGATGGCAAGTGGAACACTAACACCATTCATGAGTGAAGTAGCATTGCCAGGAGATAGCTTCGATATTAACCTAAATTGTGATATTAAAACACATCCAACGATCGGACCATTATTCGGAAGCTACAAAGTACAACTAGACGTATTCCAATGCCCAGTAAGATTATACAATGGTAAATTACACATGAACCTATTAAACATAGGTTTAAAAATGAGTGATATAAAACTACCACAAATCGTATTAAAAGCAAAAGGAGACGCAGAAACATACGGAGACAACGCACAAATAAACCCCTCAAGCATATTTAGTTACCTAAATATTCGAGGAATAGGCATATCAAACGATGATAGCAATATAGTAACAAGAGAATTTAACGCAATTCCCTACTTAGCATACTTCGATATATATAAACAATACTACGCAAACAAACAAGAAGAAATAGGAGTAATCGTACACAATGCACAGGACGTAATCGCAAATGATATTGTGTCATACACAATAAAAGCTGCAGATTCAACATTAGTATTAACAACAGATGGAAGCACTAGCGATACACTTACTATAGATGCGTTCAGTTATGCGGAAATTGAATTTGAAGTTGAAGAGCCAAATAACCTAGATGAAATCGTAACATATGCAGGACCGGATGGAACAGCAACACCACAGCTACTAAGTGACCTGTGGCAAACATTAACATACAATGCAATAACAAAAACATTAACTTGTACAGACCCTACACCTGAATTCATCGGAGAAATTAAATATGTAAAATATACATACAGCGGAGCAAATATTCCCCCTGGAGACAAACCACAATTATACCAATTCCCACTAGAAAACATCGACACAATGCGAAAACAAATTCTAGTAGATACAATGAATCCAAACCCATATTTAATAAATACAGATAGTATTGAACCATACAATTTACCATTATTACAAGGAGATGTAAGCGACAACGCATATTGTAAATTAAAACCTATGGAAGGTTTGTTAATTAAAACATACCAAAGCGACTTATTCAACAATTGGATTAGTACAGAATGGATAGATGGAGACAACGGAATTAACAGCATTACAGCAGTAGATACAAGCGGTGGAGAATTCACGTTAGATACGCTACAATTAAGCCGTAAAGTATACGACATGTTAAACAGAATCGCAGTAAGCGGAGGTAGTTATGACGATTGGTTAGAAGCAGTATATACACACGAACGTACAAGAAGCGTAGAGAACCCAATATACTTAGGTGGACTAAGTAAAGAACTAGGATTCCAAGAAGTAGTGAGCACAAGCGCAACAGACGTAAACGCTGAACAACCATTAGGAACATTAGCAGGGCGAGGCGTGTTAAACGGAAAACATAAAGGAGGAAGCATTAGAGTAAGCGTAGATGAACCTAGCTATATCATGGGTATTATATCACTAACACCACGAGTAGATTACTCACAAGGTAATAAATGGGATACAAACCTTAAAACAATGGATGACTTCCATAAACCTGCGTTAGATGAAATTGGATTCCAAGACTTAATCACCGACCAAATGGCATGGTTTGATACTAGAATCGACAGAGATAGAGTTGTAACTTATAAAAGCGCAGGTAAACAACCAGCATGGATAAATTACATGACAAACGTGAACCAAGTGCGCGGAAACTTCGCAGAAAAAGGAGAACAAATGTTTATGACATTAAATAGAAGATACGACCAAACAGAAGAAGGTATCGGAGATTTAACAACATATGTAGACCCAAGTAAATTCAACCACATATTCGCAGATACGAGATTAGATGCACAAAACTTTTGGGCACAAATTGGAGTTGATATTACAGCAAGAAGAAAAATGAGTGCAAGATTAATGCCTAATTTATAAACAAAAAAAGGGGTGTAAAAACCCCTTTATAAAAAAAAAAGTATGTATAAACAAAACAAAATGAATATCGGTAGTTTAAGAATAAACAACGGTATACAAGGTGAAACATTAGAACAAAAAATTGAAAGAGTAACCCTAAATAAAGAGCCAATTAAAGACGGAGCTCCACTAATATATTCCGAAAGAAAAGACGGAGTACAAGCAGGTTATAACATCAAAACAGACCGATTTGAAGTAGCGTTAGACGCTATGGATAAAGTACAAAAAGCTATACTAGCAAAGAGAGAAAACAAAGCTAAAATGAGCATTGTAAAAGACGACGTAGTCGTGCCAACACAAGGAACAGAAGGTACAAACAACTAATTAAAAATCAATTATTTAACCAAGCGGTACGCGTGTGTTCATTAATATGAACTAATAAGTATCGCTTTAAAAAGCGCGAAAATATGCCATTAGATATGCCAGGTGTAATGTTAGCAGGAGCAGCAGCACAAACAGCAACAGGATTGCTAGGAATGGGATTGCAAAATACATACAATCAACAAGCATTCGGAAACCAACAAGCGTTGCAACAGCAACAATTAGATAACCAAAGAAATCTAAATAAACAAGGTCAAAAAATCCAACAAGAAAATTGGGATTATACAAACTACGAAAACCAAAGAAAACACATGGAAAATGCAGGGTTAAACGTAGGTTTAATGTACGGCATGGGCGGAGGCGGAGGTCAAAGTATGGGTGCATCAGGAGGAGCAAGTGCGGCGAGTGCAAGTGCACCACCGGTAATAAATCCAATGAGCCAAGCACCTAGCATGATGAACATTGCAGATACAATGGCAAACGTAGAATTAAAAAAAGCACAAGCAACAAATTTAAATGCACAAACAGAAAAACTAACAGGTGTAGACACAGAAAAAACAGGTGCAGAAACAGGCTTGATAACAAGCCAAGCAGAAAAAACAAAATTAGAAAGTGCATTCCTGAGCGGAAATATGCAAAATGCAATCGAAAGTGCAAAACAAGTAACACAAAACCAACAAGCAGAAAACGCACGATTAGTAGCACAAGGCAAATTAACACAAATAGACGCAGATAACGAACAAAGAAAATTAAATGCAGAAATTGGAAGAATCGCAATAGAAAACACACTAACAAGAGCACAAACAAATAATACAATACAATTAACAGAAGAAAGTAAACAAAAAATAGTACAAAAATGGAAAGAAATAGAACAAAGTGAACAACACTTAAACCAAGAACAACAAAGAATAAAAATAGAAGCATTCAAAGCAGAACTTGAAGCAGAGTATCCAGGTGTAGGAAACACGATAGGAAAAATCCTAAACGACATACAGCACATAGGACTACCAAAAAGCAATGTAGAATTACACAACAGAATTAATAAATAAAATAAAGAACATGTGCTTATATCCAAGACTAATCAAAAACAGAAAGTACATAGCAAACAAGAAAAATGGCGGGGTAATTCCCGCCATACTTGATAAAAGAGTACTAACAGTATCCGCAGGATGCGGAAAATGTATAGAATGTAAAAAACAAAAATGCCGAGAATGGCAAGTAAGACTAAACGAAGAAATAAGAAATAACAATAAAGCTGAATTCGTAACACTAACATTCAGCGACCAAAGTATAAAAGAACTAATACAAATAATCAACAAAGGATCAGAACAACTAGACGGCTACGACCTAGATAATGAAATAGCCACACTAGCAACAAGAAGATTCCTAGAAAGGTGGCGTAAAAAAAACAAAACAAGTGTAAAACATTGGCTAATCACAGAGTTAGGACACAATGGAACAGAAAACATACATATGCACGGCATAATATGGAGTAAAAACAAAGAAGAAATAATAAACACATGGAAATATGGCCATGTATTTATTGGAACATATGTAAGCGAACAAACAATAAATTACATAGTAAAATATGTAAATAAAATAGACCAACAACATACAGAATACAATAGTAAAATACTATGCAGCCCAGGCATAGGTAAAAATTATATAAATAGAATAGATAGCAACAAAAATAAATATAAAGAAAATAAAACAGATGAAAGCTATCAAACAAGAACAGGGCTAAAATTAGCACTACCAATATACTACAGAAATAAAATATATACAGAAGAACAAAAAGAAAAACTATGGATAGAAAAACTAGATAAAGAAACTAGATACATATGCGGAGAAAAAATAAACATAACAGAAAACGAAGAAATATACTACAAAACACTAGAATACTACAGAACAATTAACAACTAAAGACTAAAAACATGGCAGAAGTAACATTAGGAGGCGATA